CTCGGCGATGCTGTTGATCAGTTGTGTGTCGCGCGTGCTGTGCCGCGCGCCCGCCTTCATCGCCGCCTTCAGCGCTGCAAGCAGCGTCGCGATCGGCAGCCGGCCATGAGTCTTCGCCGCGACGGTGGCGCTGTTCGCGCCGAACAGAACGTCGCTGGTCTCGTAGAGTCTCAGCTCGCGCAGGTTGCGGATAACGCCGATAGGAGAATCCGCAGACTCCATAAAGTCGTACCGGATCGCGTCGAAGGCAAAGCTCATCTCGAGCGGCACACCGCCGCGAATCGCCGCCAACACCTCGTTGCCGCGTGGCGTGTCGAGGTAGGTCCGCGTGACCTCGGCGCCGCCCGTGGCCGTCGGCGCGCGCAGCAGGACCTCCGCCGGCAACGCCTGGCGCGGTACCTCGCGGATAGACTCGATCATCGCGATCGGCGGCGCGTCCATGTCATGCTGCCAGAGGTGCAGGATGCGCGTGCCGCGCTCCCGCAAGGTCTTCTCCATCGCGCCGTTGTGGATGACGTCGGCGTAGCTGTCCATGTTCCCGAACACCGAGAACACGCCGGTCACCGTGCGATCACTGACGCCGCTGGGCGCGATGACCACCGCCTTGCGCTCGTGGCGTGGCGCCGCTGTTCGTTGTTCGCTTGCCACCTGCTCCTCCGCCCAGCGCTGTGCGCGCTCTGACTGCCGCCGCGTGCCTCCGCCCCACAGCGCGTGCGCCACGACGCCCGGCGACGGGTAGTCATCGTGGCTGGGGTTCGCTGCCGGAGCGTCGAGGTCCGTCATGTGCCGCGCGAACCACGCGGCCATGCGCACGGCCTTGTCCTCGCTCACGAAGCCGCCGGCCATGGCCCGCGCTTCGCGCACGGTCTGCGCCGTCACGCCGTCGCCCGCCAAGCCTTCGCTGTACCACTCCAAGCCCCGGGCCGCGTTGCCGCGCAGCCAACCTGGCGCGTCGTATTTTGTCTCGCGCATCTGTGGCAGCGTTTTTGAGCGGTCGCTGCTGTCGTCTTCTTCGTCGTCCAGCATCTGGGCGACGTAGCCGTCGATGATCTCGCGCGCTTCGTTGACCACATCCTCGCTGAGGTCGGCGGTCTGCGGCAGTCGCGACGCCGCAGCGCGCAGGCCGCTGCTCAGTACCTGCAGCTCGCCATCGATCACGTCGGCAATGCCGAGCTTGTAGTTGCCGCGCAACTCCGGACGCTCGTCGTCGTACACGAGGAACGCCTGCCGCGCCAGCTCGACGTCCGGCTCGTCGCTGTCGAACATGGCGAGCTCGAACACGCGCGCAGCAGCAGCCGCGCCGTCCCACGGCAGATTATCGTTGAGTGGCAGATCGCGCGACGCGCCGATTACCCAGGCCATGGCGTTCCCTCCGTCGTGGTCAGTATAGCATCAGTCACTCAGCACTGGCGACAACGCGCATCGGCAATTCGGATGCGCCGGCACTTCGCGCCCGCCCTCGAACGGCGCGCCGAGCACGACGATTTGTCCGTTGAGTCCCTGGCAGATGGCGCAGGCGTTCGTCTCCGCGACCCACTGCATCCGATTGACCTCGCCGCTTTCCTGCCACGCCAGTACCTGGCCTCGGCTGTAGGCGTACGCGGACTCGGTCACCGCGATCATGAACGAGCGGTACGCGCTGTCGAACGGCCGCATCTCGACGCCGTCGGCCGTCGTCTCGACCACGCCGCGCAGCAGCGCCGCGGCCTGCTGGTAGCTCAGCCCCTCGGCGTCGACACGCGCCAGCACGGCGCGGACCTCGTCGCGCGTGACGTCGGCCACGCGGCGCACCTTCTGCGCCAGCCCGGCGATCGTCTCCTGCACACGCGGGTTGCGCAGATCGAACGCCAAGCCCAGCTGCACTTGACCGCCGGCCCGCTCCCACGCGCGCTCGAGGAGCAGCGGGTAGAACTGCCGCATGATCTCGGCGATCTCGGTGCCGTCGTCGAGCTGCCCAACGACCAGCTCCGACTGCGCTGGCGTCAGGCCGCCCGTGAACGGATTGAACGGCGCATCGGTCATTGCACGTTCCTCGCCCGCTCGGCGTCGAGCTCGCGCTGCGCCACGCGCTCGAGCTCGGTTGCCGCCGTTCGGTATTGCCCATCGACGTAGCGGCGCAGCCGTCGGAACATGGACTCGGCCACGTCGTCGATCGGTGGCGCCACGTACTCGGCGATCGGATGCGGCGCCCTGGGCGCGGCCCGCGTCTCGACTGGCGCGTCGGCTGCCGTCGGCGGCGCGTCGGTCGTCGGCGTCAGCGTCGGCATGCCGATGACTGGACTGTGCTGCGCGTCGAGCAGCTGCACCGACGTCGGCAGCGCGTACACGTCGCCCGCGTCGTCGATCGGCAACATCAGCGCGTGACGCGCTTCGTTGCGTGTGATGATGCCCGCCGACCAGGCGTTGATCGTCCGCGTCACGCGCGCAGCCTGATCCTCCTGCAACGCCGCGACGTTCGACAGATCGTAGCGCACCACGACGCCGAACGGATCGCCGAGCGACGCCTGGATCTCGCCCTCCCACATGCGCCACAGCGGGATCAGCGTCTGCTGCGTGTACGATATCCGAGCCTCGGCGTAGTTGCTGTACGTCGAGCGGTCGAGGCCGATGCCCAGGCCCGCCACGATCGCCGGAACGCGGAACGCCGCGGCGATGTGCGCCTCGGGCACGCGCATCAGCGCATCGAACGCCAGCTCGCTCATGGACAGGCCGACGCGCTGCAGCGTCACACCTTCCTCAAGCACGGCCACGCCGCCGCGCTGGTCGCCGCCGTAGCGCTCAGACCACTGCGCGCGCATGCGATTTACCGCCGTATCGTCGAGCATCAGGCCCGCCGGCGTCTGCAACACCACGCGCGGCATCGCGTCATTTTTCAACAACGCCCTGACGTAGCGCATGGCTTCGTTGGTGGCGTCGACCTCGGCGGCCACGGCCACGATCGGCGACAGCGCGACCCACGGTTGCTCGAGGTCGACACTCGGCCAGCGGATCTGGATGACGTCCTCGACCGGTACCGGCTGCTCGGTGCCGTCCGCGTTCACGTAGTCGTACCGCGAGATCCACATCCTGGCGCTGGCGTCCGTCGACGGCACCGGCACCATCTGGCCCGCGTGGTACGGCCACAGCTCTACGGGCACGCCGCGTCGATCGCGGACCACGTGGATGTACGCGTTGCCGCCGACGGCCGCGTAGACGGCGACGAGTGTCCAGAACTCGCGCTGCGAGTGCATCGGGTTCGGTCGCGACAGCAGCCGCGACAGCGGCGATGCGCCCATCTCCTCGCCCTGCGCGTTGTAGCAGCGCAGCACCGGCTCGACGAGATCGAAGGCCAGCGTACTGACGCAGGAATACACCGCCGCGTTGCGGCGGTAGCCGTCGCGCGACAGCGCGCGCCACGTCGGATCGAGCACAGTGGTGTCGACCCAGCGCGGCACGATGGGCAACCCGCCGGCTTTGAGGAACATCCGCGCCAGCCCGTAGCGCAGCCGCGTCGACCAGTTCATTCAGCGCCCTCCCACTCGATCGCGATCTGCCGCAGGACGTCAGGCACGTCGCGCTCCGCCTGGCCGATCACGACGCGCCCCACGCCGGCAGCGACCACGAGGATCGCGCAGTTGTGACACGGCACGTCAGTGACAAACAGCGTCGCCCCAGCTGCGCGCCGCCCGGCCTCGAGCAGCGCCGCCGCTTCGGCGTGCACCGCGTAGCAGTCGTGGTACGCCGGATCGACTGCGCCGTCACGATGCGCTCGGCGGCACACGGCTGCGCACGACACCATGTCGCGCGCGCCGATCACCACACGATTATAGCCGACGCCGACGACGTCGCCATACTGCACCACCACCGCGCCGATCTGCCGGCGCACGCACTGCGACTGGCTGGCGGCCTGCCGCGCCGCTTGCATGATCGGGCTCATCGTGTCTCCCAGTCCAGTGCCTCGGCGATCACCGGCAGCTCCGCCGCCAGCACGGCGCGACAAGCGATCGCCACGCGTCGGTGCTCGAGCTGCGTTGACGCAGCGCACCGCAGCTGCAGGTAGTGAATCCACGATCGCAGCGAGCCGGCCATGTACATCGTCGTCTCCGTCGCCTCCGGCAACACCATGCGCGCCGACTCGTACGCCACGCCCGCCGCGAGCAGATCGGCGTACAGTGCCTGCGTGGCCCGCATGTGGTCGGCGACGCGCTGCGCCAGATCGTCGCGCGCCATCGGCGCATCGCCGTCGCTGCCCTGCCGCGCTGCGCCCTGCGCCCGCAGCTCGATCGCCGTCACGTCGGAGGCTACGGTGGCGTAGCGCTGCGAGAACTCCTGGAAGGCGAACGAGCGATGGCGCAGGATCTGCCGTGCGATGGCGCGGCTCGTCGTGATCTCCAGCGTGGCGTGCACCATCTCGAACGGCGACCAGTGCGCGTGCTCGATGAGGTAGCGCAATAATCGCCGGCCAGTTGCGTGGTTGCCCTGGTTCGCCGGGTTCGACACGCGCGCGCAGTACACCACCAGCTGCTCCGCGTTCGGCGTGATTGCTACGAGTCGCATGATGTCTCCACATCGATAATCATCGTGTCTCCTAGTTGACCACGTTCGGCAGCGTCACCATGTACGGCCTGTACGGTGTCTTGCTGTCCGCGCCGCTGGCGCGACTGTACAGCAGGATCAGCGACGTACCGCTGGGCATGATCGACACGCTGGCGTACTTGAACGCCGCGTCGCCCGTCCACAGCCGCTCGTTGAGCCCGGTGCTGCGACGGCGGTAAACCTCGGCGCGGTAGTTGGCGTTGCGGTTCAGCAGCGCGTAGTACACGGTGCCGTTGACCATGAACGAATCCCAGATCTCGACGCTCTGCGCCGGCTGCAGCGCGATCTCGCTCATCGAACCCCCCTGAACTCTGCGGCCCGCAGCAGCGGCAACGCACCGCTCACGCTGTCGACCTGATCGTCGTGGCGCCCCGACGGGAACGCCGTCACCTCATCGAGGAACTCGCGGACCCACGCGCCAGCCACGAGTCGCACCTTGCCGGCCTCGGCCCGCGCCGCCCACGGCATGGCCCGCGCAATCTTGTCGCGGTCTGGCGTCACGCCACGCATCGTGATTGCCGCCAGCGCAGGATCGCGCCGCAGCTCCTGGATCGCCGCCAGTCCGTGCATCGCCTGCTCGATGGCGTGCACGACGCGTGGCTCGGCCAGCATGCAGTCGCGGATGCGCTGCCGGGCCTCCGGCCACTCCCATCGACCGCGCACCATGTCGCGCAGGTACACGACGCCGTCCGGCGCCATGGCCACAGCGACCGACGCCGTGTAGTCCGCCGACGTCTTCGTGCTGGCTGCGAGGTCCCAGTACCGTACCCAGCGCAAGCCGTCGGGCGCGGCATCGACCACGCTGAACCAAGCGCGCTGGAACATCGCGCCGCTGGGATCAACGAACTCGCCGTCGATCTCCTGCGCCGCGAACTCCGATGTGTACTGCGACTCGAGCGTTGTCACGAACTCGGGCGGCAGGTAGGGATTGTCGCGGCTCGACGATCTGATCAGCGCGTAGTCGTCGCTGTCGGTGCGCCACACGTCATGCACCCAGTTGCGGCCGCGCGGCGTCGTCGTGACCCACGCTCGGCCCGGCTGGGCGCGCAGACGGCCGAGCATGATCAGCCACACGTCGTGCGCCATCATCGCCGCCTCGTCGAGCCAGAACCACGCCAGGTTCGGGCCGCGCAGTCGATCGGGATCATCGGCGGATCGGAACAGGATCGTCGAGCCGTTGACCAGCTGCATGCGCATCTCGGTGCGATGCCACGACGTCACGATGCCACCGCGCTGGGCGAGGTCGGCGACGCTGCGCAGCGTGGCGTCGCGCAGCATCGGATACGTCGGCGCCAGCACCATGCCCACCGTACCCGCCGGCATGCGCAATGCCTCGACGGCGCCGGCGCGGCTCTTACCGCTCCCGACGCCGCCGACGAACGCCCGATACCGCGCCGCGCTCGCCCAGAACTCGCGCTGCGGTGTCGTCGCGCTGCTGTGACGCAGCGTGATGCTACGTGCCTGGCGTGTCGCCGAGGTCGATGACAATGCTGGTCTCCTGCCGGATCGTCTGCTCGACGTGCTCTCGCTGCTGGAGGTAAACCTTGCCCAGCCAGATCAACATCGTGTCGCTACCGGCCTTGGCCTTCTCCAGCTGCAATGTGCGCAGCTGGTGATGCAGATTTGCACGGCCCGCCTTTAATTGGGCCCCAAATCGGCGCTGAATGGTGTTCTCGTCGCAGCCCGCCAGAATCCCGATGATCTGATCGCTGTGGCCGAGTGCCGCCAGCTCCTGGATCTGATCCGCATCGAGCTTGAGTGTCTTCAGTGGTCTTGGCATTCCCCGCCTCCCTGTGCCACGCGCGGCTCATGCGTACTACCGCCGTGTCCTCACGATACAGTGCGCCCAGGAGACCCCAGCGCCGGTCTTGGTTGAGCACAAGGGGCTAGAGCTCCGGGCGATGCTGCGCGTCGAACCGCGCGACGTCGGCCCGCTGCATCGTCCGCGTCAGGCCCGCCGCAGTCGCCGCCGCCGCGATGCCTTCGAGGATGCGCGTGGCGACAGCCGCCGCCTCCCATGGTTGCCCACTGGCGACACCGACGAGCAGCGCCGAGCCGACGCCGGCCACCACGCTGAACAGCACGATCCACGCGGCGTCGAGGTTCGGCAGCGCCAGCTTCAGCAGCTCGACGAGATACCCGGTCACGACGGCTGCCGCACCGGTTGCGATGATGCTCTCCACAGGCTATCCCCACATTCTCAACAGAAACGACAGCAGGATCGGCACGCCTGCGCCGAGCAGACCGGCGAACGCCATGATCTTGATCATCGAGTGCTCCAGGCTGACGATGCGATCCTCGAGCTCATCGAACTGCGTGTCACCTCGGTCGAGGCGTTTCTGGATCCAGATCAGTCGCTCCTCCATCGCGACTAGGCGGTTCATAATCGTCTGGACATCGGATTGTGTCACTGCATCGCCTCC